GTGTGTATGTGTTAATATTTGTATTGTGTATAGGATCCAAAAGGCCCAACCTTGACCTCGCCCCTATCCAGTTGCCTGATCCTGCGTTCAAGATCAGCGTGATCAGTAGAACGGCTAAGGTAGTCATTTGCCCAGTCTTTGTCGTTCCAGAACAATTGTTTGAAGAATTTAAGCAAGGTTCGCATTTAAGCCACCTCCTTGCGTAAGTATCTAGGTCCGTTTAGTTCGGATAGATTTGGTGATCGGCCGTTGTGTTTTAGCATGAACTCGTATGCAAATTTCCAATCAGGTCCGTATTCAGTTTTGGCCCAAGTCAATAGATCGTTACGGCCGGTTGAGCCGCTATTCATCCAAGACATCAGACCACTTAGTAAGTGTGCCATGTTTTATCTCCTTTGATGTATGGATGCTTGAGGAAAGCAATACCCCGGAACTTCCCCGGCGGTGCAACAGGTCTTTTCCTGTCGTCAATCGCTTGTAACGCATGGATAATGCGCTGGTCTTTCCCAGTGTCTGTGTGAGAAATAGTGCAGGATCACTGCCCTATTCACCTTTATTTATACTAATATAATGCATCGCAGCAAAAAAATCAACCATAAATATAGCATGGCTGTAGTGCTTTTTTTGCATGAGTCCGTCAACTAAAGGTTGACAACCTAAATCAGGCCGTATATAATTTGTGAAGAAAAAGGTTAAATACAAGATAACAGGAAACGCGATGAAAATAAAAACTAGGTCCATACTACAAGAATTAAATGCAATTGCCGATCGCAAGGATTCAGAATCCATTATCGAATCGCGAGCTGCTAACATTATTGATAGTGCAATTAACCTCATGGAACTTATTCATAAGACCTATGATGAAGATACGGCACTAGAATTGGAAAGACGTTTCATAAACAGCATTAAGGGTGCTGATGTTTCTAAATTTAATCGCGGTATCCGCAAGATAACAGAATCCAAGAGAACGAAGAAGAGCGATGACACGAACATTACTTAAAGAAGGCGGCAATATTTTTAAGACGCCCGAGGGCGAATCTGCCACACAGAGAATTCAGCAGGCTGACGTGGTTCCAACACTGCAATGGTTGGAAGGAATCGTTGACCTAGAACTAACTGACAACATGCTCGGAACAACGGGCAAGAAAGCAGACAGCGGCGACCTAGACGTTGCAGTTGACAGCACTAAGATAACCAAGGGAGAACTGGAAAGCAAACTAGCAGACTATGTTAATAAGAATCACGAAGGTGAAGACACCAAGCAGTGGATCAGAAAGTCAGGCATTTCAGTCCACTTTAAAACTCCAATCAAGGGTGACCCCGCAAATGGTTTCGTGCAAACTGATCTGATGTTTGGTGATCCTGAATGGATGAAGTTTAGCCTACAGGGAAGCGGTGAAGGCAGTTCCTTCAAAGGTGTTCATAGACACATCCTGCTTGCCAGCATAGCAAAAACCAAGGATATGAAGTGGTCAGCAAACAATGGTTTAATAGACAGAGAAACAAACGAATTAATTACAAAGGATCCCAACCAGATTGCAAAAACTCTGCTGGGTCAAACCGCAACGCCATCCACCATTGATAGCGTGGAAGGTATCATAGGCTACATCAAGAAGTTGCCCAACTACGAGGAACTGGTAGCGGATGCAAGAGAAACATTCGAGAAGGATGGACTTGAACTGCCCAAGGCAGGACAAGTAGAAAGTTTCCAACCAAACTCTATAGGTTGGATGAGACAAATGATAGATATCGTCGATGCGTATTAGTGAAGTGTTAGACATAAGATACAGTGCATTTGAGCGTCCAGGAAAGATGCATACCATAGGCGATGTGTATGGTAAGAAGAATTTAAAAGTTCCGCATGCAAAGTATGTGGATAAGACAAACAGACAGAAGAAACTATTAAAGAAATGAGAGCATTTGAATTTTTAACGGAAGCAAAGAAGGTTGGTAGAGAGTTTAATCACCTGGAAGATCTCGTGTTCACCAATCCAGATGATGGTGCCAAGCGTGCCGTGCAAATCATTAAGGATATGGAACAGGATGCTTCTGACGTTGCGATCAAGTGGGACGGTAACCCTACAGTGTATTGGGGACGTGATGAGGATGGAACGTTCCGCATGGTGGGCAAGAACAATTGGGGCAGAGAAGAAGGAAAGTCTTCAAGTCCTGAAGAACTAGAAAAGTTTATTCTAAGCAGAGGCAAGGATGAGGACTGGCGTGCGAAGTTTGCTAAGGACATGGCAGACCTGTGGCCCATCTTTGAAAAGGCAACACCGTCAGACTACAGAGGTTATGTGTATGGCGACCTCCTATATCACCCAGGCAAGCCATATAGTGGAAGTGATGGCTCCATAAGTTTTACACCCAATCAAACAACTTATAATGTAAGAGCAGATAGCGATATAGGAAGACGCATAGGCAAAAGCAAGATTGCTGTAGCGGCACACAACACCTATGAATACTTTGGTGACAAGAGTGGAACACCTATTGATAATGTGAAACAATTTAACGGAACAAGCGACCTTATTGTTCTTGGACAGCAGTATGTTTCAAAGGCTCCTGCTGTGAATGCGGACAACTTGGGCAACATCGAAAAGGTAGCGAACAAGGCACAGGGTGACATCAAGAACTTCTTTACACCACAGAAGGGGTTAAGCGACCTAGCAGACATATTCTACACCTACATCAATCAAATGAGCCGTGCCAAGAAGTTAGAGGATTTAAATTTAAACAGTTTCCTCAATTGGCTTCAAAATTCAAAGGTATCTGCCAACAAACAGGAGAAGATACTAAATATTGCTAAGACGCAGGAACAGGTAATGAAGGACATCTTCTATCTTGTTACTGAGCTCATGAAGGCCAAGAACGAAGTCATCGACGAACTTGATAAAGCAGAAGGTGATGTAGTTGCTACAACGGGTGGCAAGCCAGGCGGAGAAGGCTATGTCAAGACCAAGGACAAGGTAAAACTAGTGCCTAGGGACCGTTGGACACCATTTAGAAGCGATTAATCCGCCAAAATCCCCAAAAAACACACCATAACTCCTAATTATACCTATTTTGGATAAATACATGTGCTTAGAAAAAAGCCGGTCCCTGAGCGGGATCATATGATAATATAGGAGAACTAAATCATGGCAGACTTATACTCGTTTACACAAACGTATACTAACGCAGGCGCAGCAGGCGTTACAATGGGAGCAAACGCTCGTAAGACAGTTGTTTACTACCCAAATGCAGCAGAAACAGCAGCAAATCCTTACTCACAATTAGGAACACGTGAGCTTGTTACACTTAAAGCAACTGCTTCTACAGGCACACCTTTTGCAACAGCAGACCTTGCTGATGCAAACAGTGCATTCCACGAAGCAATCAGCGGTCTACAAACTGTAGGTGAAATTTATATGGTTCAGCGCATCAGCGATACTGTAATTGGTTTCATTATGTCTGTTGACACTCATAACAAATGGGATGACAATGATAACTCTAATGCTGATTACTCAGTAATGGAAACAGCATTAGCAAATGCAGTTACAGGTGCAGCAACGTTTACCGTAGCAGCGTCAGCTCTTGCTTAATTTATAACTTATAGGAGATTAAGACAATGGCAGACTTATACGCACAGGTAGTTAGAGGTGATAGCTCAACAGATTACACATTTGGTGCAAATGCTAAAGGTGTAACTGAAGATGCTTTCAACATTGGAACTCCATCACTATCATTTATTACTATTGCACCATCAGATGGTTCAGCAGTAGACTTAGGTTCAGCAGCGAATAGAGCACTTATTCTTGCTGGTCTAAACAATGTAGGTGTTGAAGTTTATGGATTCGGTGAAGTTGATTCATCTAGCCCATATGATCTAAAAGTGATTGCTAATACCAACACTTTAACAACAGCAGCAATTATTGAAACATCATTGATTGCTTCGGTTGGATCAGCAATTAACGATAACACAACAATTACTATCCACACAGGATTCACAGGCGACATTACTGCTTAATTGAATCCACAGTAACTAAAGGGCGGAGAGAAATTTCCGCCCTTTTTTTATGGCCGCTAAATACTCTGCATGGCACGCTATAATATTAAAACTACAGTTGACATTACTCGATCCAACCCAGACAGGGCAGAGATTGATCAGATCAAACAGGCACAGCAGTCAAACTTTAACACACTGCTACAAGGAATTGGTATGAGATCAAATGTTGATTGGGATCATGATCCAGAAAGAACTGACGAGGCTGGTGTTGCAATATGGGTTTGGACATTTGATGCAGAGCGTGACGATGTTTTCTTGGAGGGCGACGATCCTGTTGGACTTCTTAAAAAGGACCTACACGGAATACCTATCATCAAGAATCTAACTGAAACTGTTAGATTCGATAAGCCTGTATTCATGACCATAAATGGCGATCAGAATATTTGGATTAGTGCAGAATAATTCACCGATAGTTTTATCATTTCCTACTATAGATTAAATATTAGTATGAACAGGATGTATTACAACACAATTATGATGAGCACCATATTCTTTATGGTGTTTGGCTTCCTACTGTCACTGTATGGACTACACATTGATGCCCACAACATAGTATATGTTGGCGTGAGCATAATGAGTGGTGTGTGTGCTGTGTGGTGGTTTTGGGTTATGTTTGTGATTAAGGATATGTTTAATAGGGTAGAAAAGGCAGCGGACAAGATGACAGAGGTAAAAGAAGAACTAGGCGGTATAAGAGGACTTATTGCCAAACTGTTTGAACGCGAAAAAGATAAATAAACATATAGGCAAAACAATACAGGCTATCTATAAAAACGCATTAGGCCAACTAACGAGTTTACTAATTGCCCCAGGAGTTGGGGAGTTTTTGGAGAAAACTAGATGGCAAAGAGCCAAACAACAAGTTTAGAAAAAGAAAGTTTAGAAGCACACGTTGATCTGTGCGCCCTTCGCTACGAGCAACTAGACACACGCATGACTAACCTTGAAACAAAGGTAGATAACATCCACAAGGATATCACACAGGGCCAAAAGGGTTTAACCAAAGTTATCATTGGCACTACAGGCACAGTAATTGCAGCAGTTCTTTCGGTAGTTGTTACTATTATGCTCAAGATGTAAGCACATACATTATTAATTGTTTAAATATAGGCCTAAGGGGCCTTTTTTTATGAGTGACGTTTCGAAACGTTTTGAACAGTTAGTAAAATCCACATACAAGAAGTTTGCGGAACAGGGAACCATCTTGCCTGTAAAAACAGACAAGGGAATACAAGTGGGTAGCGTGCTGATAGAAAGTTCCGGACCTCTTAAAAACATAATAAAGAATGGCAAAATATTATACAAGGAAATTAGCCTAAACGCAGTGGCCATACGCCTGGCAAACTTACTAGCCTGGAATGACACAAAGAAACTATGCGACGAGCTATATAGTTTAGATGTTGAATACAGCAAACACTTCGTTGATAGCAAGATCTTTATAGATAATTATCATAGGGCAGTGAATGCAGGAAATAGCATAAGAGCTGATATTTTATGGACACGATATCAATTTGCTAAAGAAAAGGCTATATCAGCAAAGGAACGAGCAGAAGATTTGGCAAGTTTTGAATAAATATATTACACAATCTGGGAAGAAGGATATGAAAACACAGGACCTATTTAAAGCAAAAGCAGCAAAGATGAATGAAAGTATTCACAAGGCTTTCGGCAAAAAAATTGACTTTTCTACATTTGATGCCGCTAAACTAGAAGATGCACGTAATAAGTTACGCACACAGTTACATCAAGTTCGTAGCGAATCAGGATTTAATGAAAACTTAGAAAATGATGCATACCATCAAGCACAGTGGATGCTGGATGCTATTAATGCTGAACTATCTGAAAGAGAAGAAGTTGCAATTAAAGGTCTTGAACTTGACGAATCCCCAGAAACACAAGAACAAACATCCGGAGAAGAAATGGAAACAAAAGTCACAGAAGGTGAAATTCAACAGGCCAGTGCTATCGTAACAGCAAAGACCATGGTTGATAGAATTAGCCGTTTCATTGAAGAGATTTCTTCAATGGAGAATGAAACACTATTACAACTAGGCGATTCAATTAGAGACGAAATTGGACAGGCTGAGTCTAAACAGTTTATTGAATCAAGTGCACCAGCAATCCAAACAGCATTGGAAAACTTAAAATCAACACGTGAAGCACTATCAAGTGCAGTTGGCGTTCTAGCAGGCGAAGAGACAGCAGGCGACATGCTTGGTGCAGAGCCAGAAGAAGGCGGAGCGGCCGATATGGCTGAACCAGCAGCAGATGCAGGAGCAGAAGCACCAGCAGAAGCACCAGCAGATGACTTTGCAACAGCAGAGCCAGCAGCAGGCGGCATTGAAACAGCAGGTCGTGAACAGCGTGAATCAATTAATTACGAATCACGTCTACTAAAAACGTTAGCAGGTTAATATGAAACTGTCTGAGTTTTATCTAGACAGAGAATTAACTGATGCACTTCCTCCTCCAGGAGCAGGTGCAACAACACCACCTCCAGCAGTTCCTGGACAGACTCAACCCGCAGCAACCGATCCACAGGCACAAGCCAAGATGATGGCACAGATGGCTGTTGACAAACAAAACAGAAAAAAATCAATACAGGATCAAATCAAACTAAAGCAGAAAGAACTGATGGATCTACAAAAACAACTCGCGAGCATCAAATAATGAGATTTGTAGAATTTGCACCAGATCAAATGATTGATAGATATGTTATTGTATTAAAAAATTTAATTGGTCGTGCATCAGCCAAGAAAGTTCCAGCAAAATTAAATTGGGCAGGCCTCAATAAAATTCTAAAATCAAACGATGCATCACTTGCAGCAGACTACGAAACATTTAAAGCAATGTATGATAGTTCACCAGCACTTCAAAATCTAGTCAAAAACTTCAATGCTGACGGACTAGAACTAAATGTTCCTGGAGCAGCAGATGATGAAACTCCCACAGACGGAACAACAGATGCACAAGCAGCAGTGGATCAGACAGCGGCAAGTGCAGCACCTCAGCAATTGGCACAACAAACAGCATAATCACTCTTGACTTTTTAGTAAATTGAGTATACTATATACAGTATGACTGATGAAACTACAATTATGACCCCACCGCCGTTCGTTGAAAAGTTTAAATATAACGAACTAAAACAAATAAATGATTCAGTTACACGCAAACGTGTGTATCTTACTCCGGACGGAGAAAAACTCCCTAGTGTTACAACCATTCTAAGTAGCACAAAGGATATGACGCACCTGAATGAATGGAAGAAGCGTGTCGGTGAAGAAAATGCAAGACGCATTACTACCGAAGCCGCAGGCATCGGAACAGCCATGCATGCTAATCTTGAAAGATTTATTTGCGGTATGGAAAGACAACCTGGCAATAATGTTGTTCACGTTCAGGCAAATAAAATGGCAGACATAATTATTGAAAACGGGTTGAAGCATGTTGATGAAGTTTGGGCCATGGAACAAAGTCTATACTATCCAGGACTCTACTCAGGCACAACAGATTTGTGCGGAGTATTCAAAGGCAAGCCTGCTATCATGGATCACAAGCAAACTAACAAGCCCAAGAAGCCAGAATGGGTTGAGGATTACTATCTACAATTAGTGGCCTATGCTATGGCGCACAATGAAGTTTATGGAACAGACATTAAACACGGTGTTATCTTTATGTGTTCGAGAGATTTACAGTATCAGCAGTTTGAAGTAACCCCAGATACATGGAACAAGTATCAGGATATGTGGCTCACTAAAGTAGAGGAATATTATAACAATCTATGATAGACTACAAGTTTTATTCAACAGACCAATCTCATCCACCTCAAAATATAAATTTACTTTCTAGTATATTACCTCAGGATAGATTAATCAAGGATATTAGAGAAGCATACGATTATAAAGGCGCTCTTATACACATCGATAGCAACCTTTTTACTTCTAAAAATATATCAAAAGAAATATTTGATTTTAGGGAAGAAAAAAATAAACAAACACTACTTCTAGTAGACTATTCTTATGAAACTGGTTGTGCTGAAAATGACTTTAACAATAAGATAACGCAGATAGCAAAATTAGGCATAGACCCAAGCAAGGTGTTATATGTGTTTAACAGAAGTGCTTATCACGACTGGATGGACAAGCACATTAATCAAATAACATTCATAGATTTATTTGCAGTGTCGGCAGCAATCAGGCATGCGATATACAAGTTACCAGCAAGCCAAACAACAGTGAAGAACAGGCCCAAGAAGATTAATCTCTTGCTAGGAAAAATTAACAAACCATCAAGAATGCAGGTTTTAAAATCGTTTTACAATTCGACAGCGAGAGAAAAAACGCTATTCAGCATACTAGGAATGCCAACGGAAAAACAAGAAGACAAAAAGTTTTTAGAGTTTCTCAAGAACAATCAAGGTCCAGTAGACGGTGTAGAAATAATAGATACCAATGAAGGTATAAGCAGCCAAGGCTGGCCTGACAACTGCCAAGTATATGACGAAACATCAGTTAGTTTTATATGCGAAACTCACGAAACTAATGATAGTCTTTTCGTAACAGAAAAAACATATAGGCCAATATTAAATAGGCATCCTTTCATAGTTAGAGCTAGTTTTCCTTTACTAGATTATTTGAAAGCAATAGGATTTCAAACATTTAACGAGTTTGTTGACGAAAGTTACGATGATACACACGATACATCAAAGGAACACATTGACAGTCTTGTGAAAAATGCAGAAAAACTCTTAGATGAGCTTTTAAAGAGTCCTGATAGGATACAGGAAATTGTTGACCACAATTATAAAATTCTTATTAAATTTGCACAGAACGAACTAGCAGTTCTTAATCAAAGAATATTCGCACTATTAAAGTAGCAGTTTATTACGATATGATTATTATTCGACAGCGTGGATAAATACTACAAAGAATTCAGGAGTTTATAAGTGGCTGTCGTTCAAATAAGCAAGATACAGATCCGTAGAGGACAAAAAAATTCAAATAGTGGTGTTCCACAGTTAAGTTCTGCTGAACTTGCATGGGCAGTTGATTCGCAAGAACTTTTTATAGGTAACGGCTCAGTTCAAGAAGGGGCTCCGTATGTAGGCAACACAAAAATACTTACCGAACATGATAATATATTAGAACTTGCTTCTAGTTATAAATTTGCATCCGATGATCTAAGTATTACACTTTCACAGCCAAGAACACTGTTAGGAAAGATAGATGAAATTGAAGTTTCAGTAATTGACTTCGGAGCCGTTCCGGACGGGTCGACTGATTGCTCGACAGCGTTTACTAATGCATTCACAGAATTATTTAGAAATACAGACGACACTTATAAAAAAGTGCTTAAGATACCAAATGGAGAATATCTATTTACTAGCGATCTTGAAATACCAAGTAACGCTATTCTAAGAGGCGAAACACAAACTGGTGCAGTTATTAAATTAGGAGATAGAAATATTAGATTTATTTCTGCGGCAGGAAGCCAACTTGCTTCGTTTTCAAGTAGTGATAGACCAGAAAATATTAGAATAGAAAATCTTACAATAGATAGAAGTAACGGACAGACAGTTTTAACTGGATTAAGCAATACATTGTTTAAGGACGTTAAATGGAGAGGAGAATACAGTCTAGGAACTCCTACTGGTTCTATAACACTATCAACACAGCCTGCGGCTGTCTTTTGGAATAATAGTATAGCAGGTATTAAAGTTGACGGGATTAAGTTTAACAATTGTATTTTTGAATTTAATGCAATTGCTGTTAAATGTAGTCAAACAATATCAACTGAAACAAGAGTTGATTTCATGGACAGTAAGTTTTATGCTAACGACACAGGAATATATGTCAATGGTGTTTCTGGACAAACAAACAGATGGAATATCGAACATTGCGATTTTGAAGAAATAAGCCGATATGTTTGGTTTTCAAACGCTGGTAAAAGCACTAGGTTTTACAGATGCGATTTTAAAAACTGTGGTAACGAAACAAACACCGCAGTCAACCCAGTATGGTCAATGATATCATTCGGCGAAAGCACTGATAACTTAGTCATGGCATCAACTAATGATAGACAACAGCAAGCAGGAATAGTAACTTCAGAAACTATACCTAACGTTACTGAAGTATTCAATAGCGATAGGGTAGAATTTATTAACAAAAATTCTTCTGAAATTTATCTTTCAAATAGTTTTAGACCAGTAACAACATTTTCTGCTTTGAATAATTTTATTTCTGTAAACTATATTCTTCGGTTGGGTGTTCATGTTAGATACGGAAAGATTACATTTACCGTAGGTGATGATTTATCTAAAATAGCATTCACTGATTCGTATCAGTATTCGGATGAAACAGCAGCAACATCAGAAGGTGGAAAAATTATGACCAACTTTCAATTTGATGCTGAACTAAGAGATAACGATACAGATAGTGGTATTGAAACAATAGTTCTTTACTACAAGAATCCAACTTCCACAGGACAAACCGGCAACATATCCTTTGATGTGTCATATGGTGTGTAATGATTTTACAAAAAATTGTGGATAAACTGCAAGGATTGAGCATTTTTACTCTTGTTCAATCCTTTTTTATTTGTTAAACTATAAGACTGTTTAAAATGCAATTAAAGGGCGTTCGCAGGTATCTATTTTAGCCATCAAACCCAGGCTGAAAAATATCATCTGATAAATACCCTTACTACATATAATAGAGAAGAGAAGGCGATAATGACAAAAGAAATATACATCAACAAACGTTCCGGTTCCAAGGAAAAATTAGATCTAGATAAAATGCATTTCGTAGTTGAAGAAGCCTGCAAAGGGTTAGCAGGTGTTAGTTCTTCACAAATTGAAATGAATGCGGACTTACAATTCTACGACGGAATGACAACTGACGAGATTCAAAACATCTTGATTAGAAGTGCTAACGATTTGATTTCGTTAGAAAATCCTAATTACCAATACGCGGCTGCAAGACTTTTACTTTACAGTTTACACAAAAAAGTTTACGGTCGTTATGAACATCTTTCACTAGGCGATATCATTGATATGAATATCGACCGTGGAGTATATGATCCTGCAATCAAGGAAAAATATACACAGACGGAATTGAAAAAGATGAATACATGGATCAAGCATGATCGTAACGAGGACTTTACATACGCAGGACTTCGTCAGGTAGTAGACAAGTATCTCTGTCAGGATAGATCAAATGGTGACATTTTTGAAACACCACAGATTATGTATATAATGATTGCAGCCACTCTCTTCGCTGACTATCCAAAGGAGACACGTTTAACCTACGTGAAAAAATATTATGACGCGACCTCACTTTTTAAGATCAACATCCCAACACCTGTCATGGCTGGAGTTAGGACTCCTATTCGTCAGTTTGCCAGTTGTGTTCTTGTTGATGTGGCTGACACTCTTCCTAGTATCTTTAGCAGTAATAGCGCGATCGGTTACTACATTGCTCAAAGGGCAGGAATTGGAATCAACAGCGGAAGAATCCGTGCAATCAATTCAAAAATTAGAGGTGGAGAAGTAGCACACACAGGCGTTGTCCCCTTCTTGAAAGTTTACGAATCAACAGTGCGTTCATGCACACAAAATGGAGTGCGTGGCGGCAGTGCTACTACACACTTTCCTATATGGCACTACGAAATTGAAGACATTCTAGTTCTTAAGAATAACAAAGGAACAGAAGATAATCGTGTGCGTAAACTAGACTATTCAATTCAGATTAACAAGTTATTCTATGAACGCTTGTTGGCTGGCGAAGAAGTTAGTCTTTTCTCGCCACACGAAGTTCCAGAAGTCTACGAAGCATTTTATTCAGGCGACAATGACAAGTTCAAGGAACTATACGAAGCAGCAGAAAGAAAGACTTCTGTTCGCAAGAAAAAGATCAAGGCAATGGACTTATTCGGTGACCTATTAAAGGAACGTGCTGAAACAGGAAGGATCTATATTATGAATGTGGATCATGTTAATTCGCACAGTTCGTTTAAGGATTCTGTTTACATGAGTAACCTATGTCAAGAGATTACACTTCCAACTAAACCTATCAGTCATATCGATGATGAAGAAGGAGAAATTGCTCTCTGTATTCTCAGTGCAATTAATGTTGGTCTGATCAATCATGTAGAAGAATTAGAAAACCTATGCGACCTAGCAGTTAGGGCATTGGAAGAAATTATTGACTATCAGGGTTATCCAGTCAAGGCAGCAGAAATTAGCACAAAGGCTAGACGTTCACTTGGTGTTGGATACATTGGTCTTGCACACTATCTAGCCAAGAATAAAGTTAAGTATAGCGACAAGGAAGCATGGAAGTTAGTTCACGAACTTTCTGAAGCATTCCAATACTATCTGCTCGTTGCAAGTAATGAACTTGCCAAGGAGCGTGGAGCGTGTGAATACTTTAACCGCACTAAATATGCGGACGGCATTCTTCCTATTGACACATACAAGAAAGATGTCGATGATGTGATCAAGGCGAAACTTCAGTATGATTGGAATGATCTTAGGAAGGACATTAAGGAACACGGACTTAGGCACTCAACATTGTCCGCACAGATGCCATCGGAGAGCAGTTCCGTTGTGTCGAATGCAACGAACGGAATTGAACCACCTAGAGCATTCCTGTCCATTAAGAAAAGCAAGAAAGGGCCTCTTAAACAGGTTGTTCCGCAGTATAGTCAACTAAAGAATTTTTACACACTATTGTGGGACATGCAGGGTAACGAAGGCTACATTAATATTGTGGCTGCGATGCAAAAGTTCTTTGATCAAAGTATTTCAGGCAACTGGAGTTACAATCCCTTACAGTATGAGAACAACGAAGTTCCACTAAGTGTAATGATGAAGGACATGTTAACAACCTACAAGATGGGGTGGAAAACAAGTTATTATCAAAACACATACGACTTCAAGGGAGAGGAAGATAATGTTCAACCAGCAGGTTTGGAAGAAACTGTGGTTGACACGCAGCAAAATGGTGCTACAATGAATGGCACTATGAATGGTCATGTTAACGGTCACATGAATGGACACAGCAATGGTGTTGAGTCTGTTCCGTCTGACGATATTGAAGGCGAAGAGTGTGAGGCTTGTAACATTTAAGATGTATGACGAAAAAGAGAGAGAAAAATAAATTGGCAAAGACAGTATTCAACAAGAACAAAGTGGACTTTACTAAACAGTTTATGTTCTTCGGAGAAGACCAAAACACGCAGAGATATGATGTGTTTCGCTATCCGGAATATGATAAACTTAACCAAACAATGCTTGGTTACTTCTGGAGACCAGAAGAAGTAAGTTTACAGAAAGACAGGGCAGACTATCAGGAGTTTCGTGAGGAACAAAAACACATCTTCACTAGTAACCTAAAGTATCAAACACTATTAGATTCAGTCCAGGGTCGTGGTCCATGTTTGGCATTTCTGCCTTACTGTTCTAATCCAGAACTTGAATCTTGTATTGTTTGTTGGGACTTCCAAGAAACTATTCACAGTCGTTCTTATACACACATTGTAAAAAATGTTTATCCAGATCCGAGTGAAGTGTTTGACACTATTCTTGATGACAAGGAAATTATTGCTCGGGCAGAAAGTGTAACAAGAGAATACGACAAGTTTTATAATATTGCTAATGAATACTTTAATAAGAATAAGGGCAATATGTATGAAGTCAAGAAGCAGTTATACAAGGCGATGATGACTGTAAACATTCTTGAAGGACTTCGCTTTTATGTTTCTTTTGCCTGCACATTTGCATTTGGCGAACTTAAACTAATGGAAGGATCTGCAAAGATTATTTCATTAATTGCACGTGATGAAGCAACACACTTAAACTTGTCAACACACATTCTCAAGCATTGGATGAAGGGCGATGATGACCCAGACTTTGTTAAGATTGCAAAAGAGTGTGAAGATGAAGTTTACGACATGTGGCGTGAGTGTGTGGAAGAAGAAAAGCGTTGGGCAGACTATCTTTTTGAGAAAGGCAGCATTGTGGGACTAAACGCTAATCTATTACATGCCTACGTTGAATTCATTGCCAACAAGAGATTAAAAGCACTTGGACTGAAAACAATTTATGATCGTCCTCTAACACAGAATCCCCTACCATGGACACAGCACTGGTTAAGCAGTAGTGGACTTCAGGTTGCACCGCAAGAAACAGAAGTAGAAAGTTATATTGTGGGTGGTGTTAAACAGGATGTTGAAAAGGACACGTTCAAGGGCTTTACACTATAACGGATAAGTATTGTTATGTATAAAGCACAGTTTAAGAGACATTCACCCTACGAGGCCTGGACAACCACAGGAACTTATGCTTCAGAAGCACAGGCTATTTCTGCAGCACTTTCTAAAAAACGTGCTGGTGTAATCATGGTTCGTGTTATTGATAAAAAAGGTTCAACAGTTTATTCAGGATGATTGATCAAATTAGATACGGTTTGCTGAGGTTAATTGATTGGAAAATATCATTACTAAAAAAATTTAGAATGGTAATATCCGGTGAATACAAATATGTTGTATCGGATACTAAATGGATTAATAAACACAAAGAATGGAAAAAACAAAATGATTGAAATTTATGGAAAACCACAATGCCCGTTTTGTGATAAGGCAAAGAATTTTTGCGAAACTCGAGGATTTAATTACACATACAAATCACTAGGCACAGATTACACAAGAGAAGAGTTATTGGAACAGTTTCCAAACGCAAGAACCGTTCCACAAATTGTAATCAACGGAAAGAAAATTGGTGGGTATGACGCTTTTACAAAATACGTAGATGACACAGGGTATAACGGAACAGGACACACATTATAATGATAATCGAAACACCATACAAGAACGGCGACACAGTATCACTTAAACTTACATCAGGTGAGGAAGTAGTTGCACGTCTGGAAGAAGAAAAGGCTGATAGTTTTATTTTACACAAACCATTAATGGTTACTGCCACACAGCAGGGACTAGGACTAGCACCATTTATGTTTACAATTGGTCCTGACGCAAAAGTTAACATAGGTCAAGGCAAGGTTGTTTGTATTGTAAAAACACTAGATGAAATGAGCAAACAATACATCAAGAGCACTACTGGGATTCAAACCTAAATGGATAGATATGTAATTATGATGGACAGTAAACTTCATACATATTATAATTACAATGATATTCCACAAGAGTTTGATCACCTAATAGAATTTGCTCCAGAATATCCTGAACCACCACACACTGAAGAACAGCATGAGTGGTTGGAAACATTAAATGATAAATTAAAAGAGTTAATGAGTAGGGAGAGAAAAAATGCCAGCAGTAACTAGAATAGGTGATGCAGACGTAGCACACTGTTCGGGAATGACCCGTGCTGTGGGATCACCTAATGTGTTTGCAAACAACATTCCTGTAAGCAGACAGGGAGATGTCAATACCACTCATCTATTGCCAGGAGCACCATGTCCTCCACACTCAGCACCAATTGCTGTGGGATCAACTTCGGTGTTCACCAACAGTGTAGGAACAGGTAGGGTAGGTGATGCCATTTCAGGATGCACAAGTGTTGCAGCAGGCTCACCAAATGTATTTGCAGGTGGATAAATTATTCACCAATCTGCAATCTATGCACGCCAAATCACAAAAACTTTATAATCCTTCCTGATAACTAATACTATAATAACGAAAGGATTCACAATGAACCAAATTAAAAGATACTTCTACATGGGAATTGGATTTTTCTGTGTGGGCATGGCATACATTGGCATTATCACGCCAGGTATTCCATTTTCAATCTTTTTGGTTATCGCGGCATGGGCGTTCGCAAAGAGTTCTCCAAAGATGGAAAAGTGGTTGTATAACCATCCGTGGTTTGGAAAGTTCTTGACCAACTGGAACAAGAAACGAGTATTCCCCACAAAGGGAAAATACGCAATGGTAATCGTGATGGCATCAACACTGGCCATTACCTATCACGTAACGGGCAATCTAAATGCAATTCTATGGAGCGGAGCATTCATGGTCGCTGTTGCGATATGGGCATGGAGATATCCTGGCTCAGTTGAAGAACACACTCGCAGAGTAAAAGCGGGTGAAAGAGTAGCGTGGTTAAAATAACATGAAGTGCGAACAAGGCGATTTAGCAAAGATTATATTTTCCGTTAGACAGGAGAACATCGGCAAGATCGTCTTGGTCGAAAAATATATAGGCAAATACAAACAGGGCGAACGATTTGAATTTCGTGGTGTTGCTTGTATGTGTCCAGTTACCGATCACTATTGGTGGATCAGTGGACAGGGATTGAGTAACATGTTCGGCGACACGGAGAAAGCATACATTGCTGACTCATGGCTGGAACCACTGCGCCCTGATGCGGAAAAGATGAAATCAAAGGAAACTAAGCCACAGGAAATAGACGTGGCAGCATAGAATTCTCACACACACAGAAAAGAATAAAATAACAAGGAAACATAATGACAACAGGAAAAGTAAAATGGTTTAATGACACCAAAGGTTTTGGTTTTATTACTCCTGACGATGGCAGTAAAGACGTATTTGCTCACTATTCGCAAATTCAAAACAGTGGATTCAAATCTTTAAAAGAGAATCAGTCCGTAAGTTATGAAGTTGAAGAAGGACCAAAAGGCTTACAGGCATCAAACATACAACCTCAATAGAGATTGCATGAATTCACACCCTGGTTTTAACAGCCAGGGCTGTGATAAATATCACACTATGACAGACACATACAACGCAGGAAATTTTCAGGAATATGCATACGAAACGGAATGGTTAGAATGCTCCTGGAAGGCAACATACGGAATGCTTAACTTGGTTACAGCATTTTGGTATCCTTGGTTACAGAAATAGATTGACATCTAACACAACCTCTGCTATTATACATAGACACTATAGAAAAGGAAGGTAACAATGCCTAAAGTATATCACTTCGAACTGGACAACGAAGACATCTATGAAGTTATCGCTATGAACTTCCGTGATGCCTGTCTCACCCTAGAAGAAAATCATCCCGAGATACGAATAACAGATATACGTTCTATAGCAGAACACCTTAATCCCATACCGGGCGTAGACACAATACACTAATAGACATGGGCCTATAGCTCAGTGGTAAGAGCAGTGGACTCATAATCCATTGGTCCTAGGTTCAAATCCTAGTGGGCCCACCATTTAATAATGCGCTTGTAGTTCAGTGGTAGAACCGGCCGCTCATAACGGTCTAGTCGGGAGTTCGAATCTCTCCGGGCGCACCAAATAGCAGGGTAGGTTAATGGTAAACCAGCGGGTTTATACTCCGTAGCAACAGATAATTGGCTGATCCGGGTTCGAATCCCGGTCCTGCTACCATTTTATGGTTGACAGCATCTATAAAAGGTGCTATAAATATAAGTGTAATTGTTGACAGCATCGTATGTCACAAGAACAGGACCCGGGTGCGATACCCGGCGCCTCCACCATAAGGACACTGAAGAATGGAAGTTATTTGGCATATACTATTAACAGTTTGTTCGGGCTCGACCTGCTTAGAACAAGATGTGCAATGGTTTGAAACTAAAGCAAAGTGTGAAACTATGCTTGTAGAATACTTAGAAGTGCCAGCAGATGGATCTTGGGATACAGTTGAATATATCTGTAAACCCGTAGGTTCAGTGTCTTTATGATGGGGGCGAAATAGGATCGACTGGCTTGTTAAGGATGAAAGAGATTACCGGTAGGCGAGACCGTAAATCAGCAAAACTATAGACGCAAACGAAAACTTTGCTCTTGCTGCCTAGTTAACTAGGTGACGGGGTTGGCAACTTACCTGGCAACAGAAAAGTTGCACTTTTCAAAAGTAACCAAACCACAAATAATAGATTGACATTACTAAAATTATAAATTATACTGTATTTGTATGTTGTATAATTCACCACGAGGAGAAATTAATGAGTGACACAGACGCAAAGTGTCCGTTTATGCACGGGTCGAACACGACTCCAAAAGGCGGAACACAAAACAAGGATTGGTGGCCTAACGCACTAAACCTTGACATTCTTCGCCAGCACGATACCAAGAGTGATCCTCTTGGAGATGTAAACTATCGTGAATTGGTTAAGACACTAGACGTAGATGCAGTCAAGGAAGATATTAAAAAGGTTATGAAGGACAGCAAGGACTGGTGGCCTGCTGATTATGGACATTACGGTCCATTCTTTATTCGACTAACTTGGCACGCCGCAGGAACCTATAGAACAGGTGACGGACGTGGAGGAGCAGGAACAGGCGCACAGCGTTTTGCTCCACTAAACAGTTGGCCAGACAATGGTAACTTGGACAAGGCAAGACGTTTGCTTTGGCCTGTAAAACAAAAGTATGGTAACAAACTATCTTGGGCAGACTTGCTAGTAATGGCAGGTAACGTTGCTATTGAAGATATGGGCGGACCTAATCACGGAACTGCACTTGGTCGTGAAGACATTTGGCATCCAGAGAAAGATATCTACTGGGGTGCTGAGGATGAATGGCTAGGTGACAAACGCTATGGTGATACAAGACAGGATCTTGAGAATCCATTGGCCGCAGTTCAAATGGGATTGATTTATGTTAATCCAGAAGGACCAAACGGTAATCCAGATCCGTTACTGTCAGCACAGGACATTCGTGAAACATTTGGTCGTATGGCTATGAATGATGAGGAAACTGTTGCTCTTGTAGCAGGTGGACACACATTTGGTAAAGCACACGGTAATGGTCCAGCAGATGCTGTTGGTGCAGAACCAGAAGGTGGCGCAATGGAAGATCAAGGCTTGGGTTGGTTGAGTTCACACAAATCAGGTGTGGGTGTTGATGCTATCACAAGTGGTGTTGAAGGTCCTTGGACTACTAATCCAACACAATGGGATATGGGATATCTTACTCTGCTTTACAAGTATGAGTGGGCTCTTACTAAATCTCCAGCAGGTGCTAACATTTGGCATCCAGTTGATGTTGATCCAGCAGACATGACACCAGAAGTTGACGGTAGTGATGCTAAGGTTATGCCTATGATGACTACTGCTGATATGGCAATGCGTATGGATCCAGCATATGATGCTATCTGTAAACGCTTTATTGCCAATCCAGAAGAGTTTGGCGAAGCATTTGCTAGAGCTTGGTTCAAACTGTTACACAGAGATATGGGACCAAAGAGCAACTATGCTACTGGTGACTACAACGACACTGATTATGTGTGGCAGGATCCTACTCCACAAGGTGTAGAACTAGGTGATGCAACAGTAGATGCTATCAAAGGTGCTATTGCTTCAACTGCTATTACACAACAGGAGTTGATTGAAACTGCTTGGGCAAGTGCCTATTCCTTCCGTGGTTCGGACAAGCGTGGTGGTGCCACGGGTGCTAGAATCGCTCTTGCTCCGCAAAAGGATTGGGAAGTCAACAAGCCAGAACAACTTGCTAAGGTGCTTGATGTATATGCAAGTATTGCCGCAGAACACGGTGCATCATTAAGTGATGTAATTGTGATTGGTGGTGCAGTAGGTGTTGAAATGGCAAGCGGAACTAGTGTGCCTGTTGTTACAGGACGTGGTGATGCTACACAGGAACAAACTGATGTTGACAGTTTCAATCTGTTAAAGCCAAGAGCAGACGGTTTCCGTAACTATTGCGAAAAGCCATTTGCTGTTAGCACAGAAGAAATGATGTTGGACAAAGCACAACTACTAGGACTAACTCCAGTTGAAATGACTGTGTTGGTTGGTGGACTACGCTCAATGGGTATTAGTTCAAACGGACATGGTGTATGGAACACTGAAGGCGTTCTTGACAACAGTTGGTTTAAGACACTACTGTCAATGGACGTTAAGTGGGAAGCAACAGGCTACAACTCATACGTTGCCAAGGATAGAGCAACAGGTGAGGAAGTAAGAACTGCTTCACGCACGGATCTAGTGTTTGGTTCAAACTCAGAACTACGTGCTATTGCTGAAGTCTACGCACAGGATGATAACAAAGGCAAATTTGTTTGCGACTTTATCAGTGCATGGAACAAGGTAATGAACGCTGATCGTTTCTAATCAAAATTAAAGTAACCAAAAAGGCGGCTTCGGTCGCCTTTTTTATTCACTTTTAAAACTTCGCACTCAAAGAGTGCATAATTAATAGAGAAGACATTGCTGCGTGGCGTGTCTTTTTTATTCGAATAAAATAAGGAAAATAAAATAAAATGAAACAAATAGCAATATTGACTATTCTGTTTGGCTTATTATCTAGCATGGTATTAGCAGACGGAACAGATCAAAACAAGACTCTTGAAAGCAGAGTAGAGGCTTTGGAAAACAATATGCCAAATATCCCAGAGGGATTTTTTATTAACGGAAATATTGAAGGTTTCTATGATGACAAGACTTATGACTCAGGTTGGGACTCACGTGGTGAAGTGCAACTGGGATTAGAAACAGAATTACCTGATAACGGTTTGAACATTAATTGGGCAGGTGGATCATTTAAATATGACTCACACTACGCACTTGATACTACCCTGAACGATAAAATGGTAGAGAAGCAATTGGGTTTTGGTAATGACTCAGCAAGACTTTACATTGGTGAAACAGATGCACAGAGAATGGGATTTGCAAAGACTCCTAAGATTAGTGCACCACTTATCTTTACGGAAACAAACTACAGAATCGATCACAGAGAAAAAACTGTATTAACATTTGGTGGCTGGGAGTATGATAACGAATTTGATTTTGATTCATACAGACTGAACAGAGAACAGCCGTGGGGTGTAGCACTTGGTTACGACAATGATGGTAACGTGGGTTATGCAACAGGAACAGTCAGCCTAATGGGATATGCAGA